GTTGTTCTCGTCTTTGGTATTTAGTAGATCGATGATGGTATCTTTTTGTTCATCTCTCTCATCCGACTTAATAATCTTTTGTTGTAGTAGTTCAACCTCTTGTTTACATCCATCATATCGGATTAAGTCTTGAGCAACTAGTCTTGCTGTCTTAGTAGGTATGCAAACTTTGGTTGTATCTACTTGCGAAAAACTGTTCAAGCTCAACATTAGAAAACTTACCAGCACTATTAGCTTTTTCATTTGTTTGGTTTTTTACGATTGTTATTGTATTGTCTATGTGGTGGATTTCTTTTGTAATGGAAACTACATTCTCTTTTACTGAATCGATCTTAGTATCGATTTGTTTATTTACTACTTGAGCTGAGTCTATTTTGGTTTGGATCGATTCGATTCGATCCTTGTAACCTTTTATATCAGTTTTAATTCCATTTGTAGTAAATAAATTATAACAAAGTAGTAATGCTATTATAACCAGTAGTATGTTTTGTTTATTCTGTAACATCTCTTTCTCCTTTGTGTTTATCTAATTTATCGAGTATTTGAGTTAGTAACTCATTCTTAACAACTCCTACCATCGAAGCATTCTTTAGTATTGAAATCAATTGGAATACCATGAATGGTGCCATGATTGTTTCACTTAACCAACTTGTTCCTTGAAATCCTTTTTCAATTGATAAGATACATCCAAGCATTAGTGTCCAAAAACCAAATGTCTTTAATACTTTTAATGCTTTGTATGTTTTGAATCCCTCTCTTTTAATTCCTGCCCACACTCCAAAGAACCCATCTACAAATACAACAAGTGCAACTGATAGGAATTGCTCGATGTTATCTGCTGTGAGGTTGAAAAAATATGTACCTATAAAGGCTAATGCTGTTGACAATGATAGTGTTAGTGTTAGGCTGGCTTTCATCGTATACTCTATTTCACGTATTCGTAATACTTTTTAGTTTTAGCATTTCGATCTTCTAAACCATGTGTACCACCGTTAATTCTTTTTGTTAATTCTAAAATGGCGGCATCATTGATTCCTTTATCACATATTGACCATAATTTGTTTCTATCAAAGAAAAACATAGCTGATTCGAATGAATAAGTTGTAGCAACTAGATCGGGATGAGTTAAGATTTCTGGTTTTTGTAAGTATTGAGCGAATGCTGTGTAATTGTCTTTTCCAGTCAATTGAAGAGCTCCTCTTCCTTTAAATTTCCAACCATCTCCTGATTTTTCGTCTCCATTACCCATTCTAGAGGCATAAACTCTATTAGCAATCTTTTCAGGGTTTTTAGCATATGATTCCTCTAGCGTACCTGGAAAGTATTTTCCAAATATTTTTTGCAATCCGTCTGCTGAATAGTTAAGATTTTCTGTGAATAATTTGAAACCTCCGGTTTCGTGTGCTGTTTGAGCAAAGAAGTGTGCTGCTCTAACTGGAGTTAGTTTATAAAACTCCATTGCTTTTTTCATTGTACCTGGACCAAAAGCACCATCTGCTGTTACTCCAATTTTTTCTTGTAAAGATTTTAAGCTCATAAATTTAATTGTTTACAATAAATATTTAATTAAAAGTCTTTATTAATGCTTATTATAAATGATTTGGTTGTTGTACCAAAAGCACTTTGAGTATTTAAAGTGGTTATTAGTGACATAGTGTCATTTAAACTAAATACATAATTAATGTCATACTCCATTGTAATATCTTTATAGTAGTAAAACCACCCCATACCTGCTGATAGTGAGAAATTAGTTTGAGGACTGATAGGTACTGTTACCATTAGCTCAGAGTAAATATCTTTTTTGTTATATGTGTATAACCCTGTCATTATTCCTACAGAAGTTGTGTTTATATATTTACCTATTTCTAATGTGGATCCTAATAAGTTTCTAGGATCATGAGCGGATGTATCAAATGCAAGAGTTTGTCCTAAACATATATAATGTTTTGATTGCGAATATCCTAATGTAGTTATAAGAAGTAATAGTAATACAATAAGTTTTTTCATTATTTACGAGTAGTTGTCCTAGTTGTTGGTTTTCTTGCTACAGGTTTTTTAGCAGGAGCCTTTCTAGTTGTTTTTTTAACAGGCTGTGGTTCTTTTTTAAATTGGGAGTATACTAATGACCCTCCAAGCACAAATGCCATTGCAAGTACCCCTATCATAAAGTTTGAGAATTTAGTAAGAAGTTCAATCATTTTTACTGTTTCCTGCTTACCTACTTCAGTTTGTAAATCCATCAAAGCATTTGTATCATCTAGTACGGGGGTTATTTTTTCATTTAGTATCCCAGTTTTAAGAACACTATCAACATATTTTCTATCTGTAAATGCCTTTTCTAATAGAATGTCAACTAATTCATCAACTTCATCCATTGCCTTTTGAGCATGATCTACTAATTTAGCTTCATCAGGTGTTAAGTAAGTTGCTTTGTACGTAGTCCATTCTTCTTCAGTTTGTTTCTTTACTTTTTGTATTTCACCTCTGTTAGCTAAAAGCTGTTCATAGTTGACAATACTACTTGAAAAATTATCCTGAACTGTGGTTCCATAGTAATCAAATCTATGAGAAATAAGTGGAACTGGTTTAAGCCTATCCTCAAGGATAGTAGTAGCTGATGCTCTAATTTGTTTTTCAACATATACTCCAAATGATGCTACTATAACCACAATTCCTGTGAGTAAGTACATGAATGTATTGTTTTTCATAAAATTTATCTTTTAGTAACTCTCTTCTTTCTAACAGGTGTTTTTCTTTTTGCCCCAGGAACATTACCTGATTTGATATTTTGTAAAAATCCTGATGGATCATCAGAGAATTTTGTACTTAGTTTTATAACTCCTCCTAATATTTCAGGAGAGTTTAACCCTGCCAATCCATAGATTAATGCTTTATAGATAGGTTGTATAGCAAATTGCTCCAACATAAACCAGGCAATCATAGAAGTCAGCATAGCCGCCAATATGTTGCTCAAAGCTTGCGCTAGAGTTTTCTCCTCTGGGTTTTTTGATGTTATTAGTCGTGCAATCATTCCTGCAGCTCCAATAAGCAAAACAACCCAGCCCCCATTCATGAATAGAGGTATAAATTTGTCTAAACCATCCATAATACTATACTATAATATTATTCTTCAGATGAGTCAGAACTTTTCTTTTGTGGAGCAAATTTTTCTAATCCGGCAATACCAAATGATCCTATGGTAACGTACATGAAAGCATTAAAAATGTATTCATTTAGTTTTAATTCTTCTCCATAGTAACCGGTAACTAAATCTACTACCATTGCTATAACCATTACCATGAATGATAAAAAACCAATGATAGTTTTTTCATTGTAGTCATTGTTGTCTTTAAAAATGTCTTTAAACGCCATAATATGTTTTATTAAGTTAGTTAACTTATAACCAATTAGCGATAACGATTTTCTCATAAACATAATTTATTATAAATATAAAAAGCCCCGCGCTAACGGGGCTTCAATGTTAAAAACACTAAAAATATTATTTACTATGATACATTACTCTTACTTGGCTACCCAATTCTGCGTCATTTGGTGTGTTCTCAATCAATTCTCGAGGAACCATAACATAATTTAAATTAAGATATTCTTCCGAATATGAAATCGGTTCTAAATAATCCCAAGGTATATCTTGGTTTTCTAATTGATCGTCAATAAGATGATGTCCCATACTATTTAATAATTTTTAATTAATAATTAACCATTTCACTATTTTTTACACGTCTACGTGATAGAGTGTACATAGCGTCAGCTAATTCATTATTAACTTTTCTACTTCCTGTTTTTACATAATCGATAAAACGAGATGTAAATCCAGTTTGTTCTGAAAGGCGAGCTGTGTCTCCTTTGCGTTCACGGGCTTTATAAAAAGCTAACTTCGCCGTGCGATTCAATTTGGTCTTTGCCATAACAAAATATTTAAGGGTTAAAATTATTCTCCTGGTCTTTTTTTAGATACCCAACTATATCCTATTAATGTACTTGGCGCAGAATCTGCGATTTGAGCGATTTTATTTGTATCGTACATATAGATGGGGCCTTCATATTTTTCGTGGTTTATTCTGCGTTTACCGTTGAAGGCTCGAAACTCGCGGGGAGTAACTCTATACCAATTTTTTAAAGTAGGCATAAAGATCTCTAGGTTAGCTGCAGTATTAAAGTCGTACTTAATCTTTGCGGTATTACCTGTTTTTTCCATAACTTTTATTTTAGTGGAGATGGCGGGATTCGAACCCGCGTCCAAATTACTTTCTACAATACAATTTTATACAGCTTATAGGGGTCAACACACTGGTTAACGTTTAATCCACCACCCTATTTAATCTAATAGGGAAATCTGGGTTAGTTTATGCTGCCATAGCAACCTCTACATCAGAGTTAATTAATGAAAACACTGTTGCCATGTTGGCACTGATTTGTTCTTTGTCATTTATTAATTTCACCTTAGTTTACAGTTATCTCTCTGGCTGAATTGTATTATTTACTGATAACCTGTCAAGTCCAAGTCATCCCCTGTATTATTTTATAAATATACGAATAAAGGCCTGTCTAGACAAGCCTTTAATCAATTATTTTAGTGAGAATCTCCCACATCGTTCTTCTCTCCGTAGATCAAATAATCTGGGTTGATTACCTTTGCTACTTTTTGTCTTTCACCTGAGATGTGTTTGATTACAATTCCTTCATGTGGTATTTTTGTTCCTTCAATGAAGTTGTTGAATACCCAGTTATCTTGAATTTGTTGATTCCATTTTCCTTCGTAAAGTACTTCTACGTGAGGAAGTTCTAAATCAACACTAATTGAAAGATGAGCCATATCTGTTGAAAGGTATTCTCCATTTATTTTAACATCAAATCCTACAAATTGAATATCTGTTAAACCATATTCATAGTTCTTTTGTATACCTGCTCCATAAATTTCTCCATAAAGGATTATTCCTTCACCCACATAACTTGCTCCTAACCTTTTTGATAAAGACCAAAGTCTTTCTTTGATA